ACTCCACCTGTCATTGGTAAAAATGAAAAAGGTATCGTAAAATCATTTAAGAAACTAAAATCAAATCCAGCAGATTATTGGGTAAAGGATACGACAGGAGATGAAGAATCATTAGGAATTATCCAAAACTTCAATAAAGATGCATCAGTTGTAAATCAGTTTTTTCCTACAATGTTAAAAACAAAGATTTCAGTTGGTAAATCTGCTGATAATGGGTTATCTATTTATGACCACTTCTCAGACCCAGATATGGAAGAGAAGTTTGTTAATATCATGAAACGAGCAGTTAAAAGAGATTCTATGTATTCTTGGTCTCGTTCAATAGTTGATAAGAAAGATGAGAATCCTTTTTGGAATGGACAGAGTGGTGCAGATTTTATTAAAGATGTTCACGATGGAAAAGTTTTTAAAGGAAAGTACAAAGATTTAGGTATCGTACTTGCAAAAGTTAAAACATCCACATTACAAAACTATGGAACATTCAATGAACAATATCAAGGATTTGGAAACTTATATTTAGATGCTGCAGAGGTAAATGGATTAGTTGCAACAGGTTATTTAAATAAAACACAAATATCAAATCTTGGTGAAATTGTTGAATCAACAACTTCAGAGGCAGGAACAGTTACAGATTATAAATACCTAATCAGATGGTACGATAAAACAGATGGTATCTTTCCTAAGATTCTACAAGTATTTAGATTATCATGTGGACAACCTGCAGTAAACTTTCCCGCACTAACTGCAAAGTGGATTTACGAAAACTATACTAATCACATCGATACTGATGAACCATTACATATTTATGATTCATCAAGTGGTTGGGGTGGAAGAATTATTGGTGCAATGAGCTCTCGTAAGAAAGTTCATTATGTTGGTACAGACCCTAATCCAGATAACTTCATAGATGAGTTAGGAATATCTCGATACGAATATGTTGCTAAATTCTACAACGATAAATGTGTAGATGACTTCTCAGATAAACTTACATCATTCTTTAATGTAGAAAAACAAGGTAACACTTATGAATTATTCCAAGATGGTTCAGAGTTAATTTCAAATAATCCTAAGTTTCAAAAGTATAAAGGTAAATTAGATATAGCATTTACTTCACCACCTTACTTTAACAGAGAACAATATTCACAAGATGAAAATCAATCATTTAAAGCATATGGTGAGTATGAGGATTGGAGAGATAACTTTTTAAAACCAACTTTAACAACCATATACGAATATTTAAAAAAGGATAGATATATTCTTTGGAATATTGCTGATATCAAAATTGGTAAATCAGTTTACTATCCATTAGAACAAGATTCTATTGATATTTTAAAAGAGTTGGGTTGTGAATATAAAGGTAAACTGAAAATGTTAATGACACGAATGGTTGGATTAGACCCATCAAAAAGTGGTATTAAGAATTCAGTAGAACATAATGGCAAACAATATAAATTTGAACCGATTTTCGTGTTCCATAAAAAATAAAATATGACTGAAACAGAATTTGTACAATGGTTAAGAGGATTTGTTGAAGGAGTTCATCATTATAATATTACTCCAAAACAATTTGACCATTTAAAGGATACATTATCAAAGGTAAAAAAAGATAAACATGAATACAACCTCGAAGATTTACATAATCAAGGTTGGACAACAGATATAGGATAATGGCGTTTTTTGAAGATACAACAAATAAAGAAATCAATAACTCACTATGGGTTGAAAAATACAGACCTCGTCAGTTAAAAGATTATGTTGGTAATGACCACTTAAAACAAAAGGTAAGTGATTATCTTGAAAGTGGTGATGTACCTCACCTTCTATTCTTTGGAAGAGCAGGTACAGGTAAAACTACCTTGGCTAAATTAATAGTCAATTCGATTGATTGTGACCACATAATTATAAATGCATCTGATGAAAATAATGTAGATACAGTTAGAACAAAAGTAAAGGGGTTTGCATCAACAGTTGGATTCAAAGATTTGAAAGTTGTAATACTCGATGAGTTTGATTATATGACACCAAACGCACAGGCAATTCTTAGAAATCTGATGGAAACATTCTCAAAACATTGTAGGTTTATTTTAACTTGTAATTATGTTGAGAAGATTATTGACCCAATCCAAAGTAGATGTCAAACTTTTCAGATTGTACCACCATCTAAAAAAGAAGTGGCAGTTCAAATCTCAAAGATTCTTGGTTCAGAAGGTATAAAATTTGAACCAAAAGAACTTGTACCTATAATCGATTCAAGTTATCCAGATATAAGAAAAGTTATAAATACTTGTCAACTTAATTCATCAAATGGAAATCTAAAAGTGGATACACAAAACATTTTAGATTCAGATATTAAAGTTAAAGTGTTAGATTTATTAAAATCAAAAGATGATAAAAGAAACAAGTACATGAAAATCAGACAGGCAATCGCAGATTCTCGTATCCAAGATTTTACTGAACTGTATTCTTTCTTATATGAGAAGGTAGGTGAATATGCAGATGGAAATACTTCTAATGTAATAATCACATTATCAGAAGGACAATACAAAGATGCCTTAGTTATTGATAAAGAAATAACATTCATGGCAACGATTATACAAATTTTAAACATAATATAAATGGCAAAAATAATAGGAATGGATGGTGGAAATACCCCACCACCACATCAACCTAAGATTGATTTAAGTACATCGAAAGCGATGTTGTGTAAAGAATGTGGATATGATGTATTCATACCAGGTTCAAAGTTTAGAACTATATCTAAATTAGTTACAGGTACTCCTCAAGATGTAATCATACCGATTGAGGTTTTTTTATGTGGTGAGTGTGGAACAGTAAATGAGGCATTCATACCAGATGAAATTAAAAGATTAGATAAGTAATGAATTACAAAAGTTTTATTAGTGATATACCAGATTTCCCAAAGAAAGGAATCATATACAAAGATATTCAACCTTTACTCGCACATCATATTGCATTTGAATCAGCAATAAAAGATATGGGTAATCTTATAGAAGAGATACCTAACTATTGGGTTGGGATAGAATCAAGAGGATTTCTATTTGCATCCGCACTTGCTTTTCATTTTGGAGGTGGTGTTAGGATAATTCGTAAAAAAGGTAAACTACCAAACGAAGAAATTAATTCAGTAGAATATGGATTAGAGTATGGTAGAGATGAATTAGAAATGGCAATACTTCCTCAACATGATTTAGGTAGTTGTGTTATTGTAGATGATGTACTTGCTACGGGTGGTACTATTGATGCAGCAAATGATTTATGTAAACTACATGGATTACAAGTTATTGATAAATTAGTTTTAGTAGACATAGGTCTTTACGATGGATATGATGTAAAGAGTTTGATTTCGTATGAGTAAATATTTGTTTTTATCTGCAACTGATTTAGAACACAATGAGTTTGAAATATTTGGAAGTAAGATTCACATTATAGGAGTGGGTAAAATAAATGCTGCGATGAACACAACGAGGTTGATTGAAAAGTATGACCCCGATTGTGTAATCAACTTTGGTTCTTGTGGTAATTTAAAAGATTATAAAATAGGAGAAGTACTTACAGTTGGTGAAGTTTTTAATAACATAGATGTAAGACCCTTTGCAGAATATGGACATACTCCTTTTCATGGATTAGGTTCTTTAAAACTACAAGGTAAATCTGATATCAAATGTTTTTCAACAGACCAATTCTATGATAAAAACAGAACTGATTACGCAGAAAAATATTTAGAAATGATTCAAACTTGCGATGTGGTAGACATGGAATTATATTCTATTGCTCAAGTTTGTAATAATTATAATAAGTTGTTGTATTCATTCAAGTGGGTGAGTGATGATGGTGATTCATCGAAGTGGGAAGAAAACGCAAAAAAAGGATACGATAATTTTAAGAAAAAAATTAAAGAGTTATTTACAGATGGCAAAAACCTTATTTGACCATATAAAGGCAATTACACAATTCCAAGACCCTAATTATTTTGATAAACTCGAAGAGGATGATTTAAAAACTTGGAGTAATTATATGATTCATAGATTTCTGTCTATGAATTCAAATTGGATTGAGGTATTATCAGACCTACAACCATATACAGAACAACTCACACCTAAACAGTTATACTTAGCTTATATAGGACTACTCCCAAAAGGTAGACACTACCTTAGATATGTCAAAGGAAAGAAAGCAAACAAATATGAATCTTGGATGGTTGAACTAATCAAAGAAGATTTTCAATGTTCGTTAAGACAGGCAGAGGAGTATGTTGAAATCCTATACTCTACACGAGAAGGTAGAGAATCAATTAAATCTATATGTGAAAAATATGGGATTGATAAAAAAGAAATAACTAAGTTAAAACTAAAAGTGTAATGTCTTGTACGAGTTGTATCCTTCCATATATCCACTTATACGCTGAACCAAATGGTGAAGTAAAACCATGTTGTATTGCAGGTGGATTCAAAGAAAAACTTTCCTTAAGAGATTCCTCAGTTGAAGAAGTTTTTAACTCACCTCAGATGAAAGAGTTAAGAAAAACAATGGAGGAGGGTGAAAGGCATCCTGCGTGTAATGTTTGTTATGAAAGAGAAGATAGAGGAGAACATTCACCAAGAAAATCTTTCAACGAAAACGCTCTGTGGAAAATGCCTCATGTTAATAAGGATTACTCAGTAACTACTGATTTACAGCATGTAGATATTCGTTTTTCAAACCTATGTAACTTCAAATGTAGAATGTGTAATCATACATTCTCATCAGAGTGGTATAGAGAACAACCTTTAGTAGAAGAACATTCACAAGATAAAGATTTTGATAAAGATAAATGGTATAAAGAAAATACCAAAGTTGTCAAAGTTTGTTCAAACATGGTTGATAAACTTAAACCACATATTAAGAATGTAAAGAGTTGGTATTTTGCAGGGGGTGAACCTTTAATAATGCCTGAACACGCAGAAACTTTAAATCACTTACACGAAACTATAGATACTACACGAAAGTGTTGGGATGCTGAGTTAGATGATTGGGTATACAAAAAAGATTTATCAATTCACTATAATACTAACCTATCGATATTAAGATTTGAAAAATATAACTTCTTAGATATTTGGTTTGATTTTTTAAAAGTATTTTTATCCATCTCATGTGATGGTGTTGGTGAAGTTGGTGAATATCAAAGAACTGGTTTTAAACATGATACTTTTGTCAAGAATCTAAAAGAAATTAGAAAATATTTTAAACCAGGTGCATCTCATGATGCAAACATAGGTTACAATTATAACTTTCAATACACCACTACAATTTACAATGTTTATCATATGTGGGATTTCTATCAGTTTATGATGGATGGTGGATATATTACAGATGAATCACACATCGATTGGTATTTCGCATGGGCACCATTTAGGGCATCTCTAAAACATTTACCTCAATACGATAAGAAAAAAGTTTTAAAATACTTAGATAACTTAGTTGGTAAGTTTAAACATCCAGCAGTAATCAATAGATTAGAATCTATAATAAATTATACCGCAGAAAGACCAGAATCACAATTTTTTGAGTATCACCAAAAAGAAGTAATGATTGGCCAGAATGGTATGCTAGATAAGTTAAGAGGAACAAATCTAACAGATATCAATGGAATGAATTTTAATAAATCAATTAAACCAAAAATTGGTAGTCCTGAGTGGAAAGCAATGAATAAAAAATAATTAATGCTAAATCAGAAAGTTTTATTTACAAAAGATGAAGTGTTAAAGATAAGAGATTATGTAACTCAATTAGATGATAGAGTTATCGGTACATATCATCCAAGTGTTAACGATGGAAAACACGACCCAAATGGAGGACATAATTTAGCACAACACTTGCAGTGGGAAAATTCTAAAGAATATAATTGGATTTCCGAAAGAATTTTAACTTGGTTACAAGAGTTAAAACTACCAGTTGAGAATTTAGGTCATGAATTCATAATACAAAAGTACTTAAAAGGATTTGAGTTTAAACCACATATTGATGATGTACTATCAGCAAATAAAAAAGATATAATCAGAGCCAGATATTATACGATACTAATTCAGTTTAGTGAACCATCTGAATATACTGGTGGTGAGTTGTGGGTAAATAATATAGATTATGAAGGAAATTCAGTAGATATCAAAGTAAACAATCAAATTGGTAATGTATCTATATTTGACCAAGCAAAATTACATTGGGTAACACCTATAACATCTGGTGAACGATGGAGTTGCACTATTTTTCTTGAAAAAAACGCCCTTAAAAAAAGTGTAATTTAATTTGGATATATCAAATATTTTTCGTATATTTGTGTAAATAAACAAACTAATAGTTTGTATAAACATTAAAACATAAACTATGGGTAGAGTATCTTTTTCTCAATACAATATGTGGAGTTCTTGCCCACAACAGTACAAACTAAATTACATCGATAAATTAGGTGAAAGTTCTGGTAACATTCACACAATCTTTGGTACGGCAATGCACGAAACTATCCAACACTTTTTGGATGTGATGTACAATGTAACCAAGAAACAGGCGATGGAAATTGATTTAGATATCTTACTTAAGGATAAACTAATTGAAGAGTTTAAGAAAGAAAAAGAAAAACAAGGAGATAGATTACCTTGTACACAAGTAGAGTTAGAAGAGTTCTTTGGTGATGGTAGACAGATTCTAAAGTTTTTCAAATCTAAATTAGCCAAGTGGTATTCTAAGAAAGGACAAAAGTTAGAGGCAATCGAATTACCTCTTAACGCAGAGATAAAACCTAATGTTCATTTTATCGGATTTATTGATGTAGTGTTGAGGAACTTATATGATAACTCAATTACTATTATTGATTTAAAAACTTCAACAAGAGGGTGGAATAAATATCAGAAAAGAGACCAAATAAAAAACTCACAAATACTTCTTTACAAAAAAATATACTCTGAAAAATATGGATTACCTTTAGATAAAGTTCATGTAGAATTTCAGATATTAAAGAGAAAAATAAATGAAGATTGGGATTTCCCAATACCTCGTATTTCAACTCATATTCCAGCAAATGGAAAACCTTCAATCAATAAGGCTTGGAGGGGCTTTATGAACTTCATAGAAACGGTATTTAATGATGATGGGAAACACAATTTGGAAGTAGATTATTTCACAAATAAAGGTAAACCATGTGATTGGTGTGAGTTTAAACAAAGAGGACTTTGTTCTGCATGGAATTAATTTTATGTTTTGTAAATAAATATATATTTATATAAGAACATAAAGGAGAGATTATGGCAAATACAAAACTTACAACAGTAAAAATTTTAACAGATGTTTATTCAAAATTTAAGAAATTTTCTTTTGATTCAAACATCACACTTCAAAAACTAGTCAATAGGTCTTTAAACAAGTATGTTGAAGATGAAGAGTTCAGAGGTGAAATTAACAAGTACAATGAGTTATTAGAAAGTGGTTCTCAGTTTTAATTTAATTTTGTGAAAAAAAGAATGGCAAACGATATTAAAAATCAAGATAATGGTAATCACCAACTAAATTCTATCAGAAATGATTTCAATGAGAAAGTTGGAAAAATGAAATTCATGGGTGCAACACCAAGAATGTATTGGAATGATAGAAGAAGATTCAGAACAATTTAAATAAAGGTTAATGGCAAAAAAGAAAATTCTACTCTTATCAGATGATTTAAGAATGACATCTGGTATCGCAACAGTATCCAAAGAATTCGTTTTCGGAACTGCAGATAGATTTGATTGGGTTCAACTCGCTGCAGCAGTCAAACATCCTGAACAAGGAAAGGAAATGGATTTGGGTGAAGATTTAAGAAAACAGACTGGAATAGAAGATGCATCATTAAAGATTGTGCCTTGGACTGGGTACGGTGATGCTAATATTCTTAGACAACTTATAATGAGACACCAACCGGATGCAATCCTACACTTTACAGACCCAAGATATTGGAGATGGTTGTATGAAATAGAATCTGAAATTAGAGAAAACATTCCGATTTTATTTTATCACATTTGGGATGATTTACCAGACCCAGAGTATAACAGAGATTACTATGAATCTTGTGATTGGCTGGGATGTATTTCAAAACAAACCACTGGTATTGTTAGTAGAGTTGGAAAAATAAAAACCAAAACTAATATTCCACTCGAAGATTGGCAAGTTGATTATGTACCTCATGGTATTAATCAAGATACTTACAAACCAGTAGATGTACCTGTTGATTTTAAAAACAGAGTAACAAGAGATAAAGATTACAAATTCGTTCTATTTTGGATGAACAGAAATATCAGAAGAAAACAACCATCAGATGTGATATGGGCTTTCGAAAAGTTTAGACAAGGATTGCCAGAAGAAGATAGAGATAAAGTTCTTCTAATTATGCATACAAATCCAATAGACCAAAATGGTACTGATTTGATAGCAGTACAAAAAAAGATTGCACCTGATGCAGATATAATTTTCTCAACAGATAGAGTAGACCAAAAACAATTAAACTACATTTATAATATAGCAGATTGTACAATCAACATTGCAGGTAACGAAGGATTTGGATTAACAACTGCAGAATCAATCATGGCAGGAACACCTGCAATTATCAACATAACTGGTGGATTACAAGACCAATGTGGATTAAGAAAAAAATCAGATGGTAAATTATTCACTGCAGATGATTACAAGAAAATCGGTTCACTTCACAATTACAGAGAGTGGGAAGATAAAGTAACTCATGGTGAGTGGGTAAAACCACTTTGGCCAAGAGTTCAAACGATGGTTGGTTCAGTTCCTACACCTTATATTATAGATGATAAAGTAGATGTTAATGAGGCTGCAGATGCTATTAGGTATTGGTATGATAAAACACCTGAAGAAAGAAAAGAGGCTGGATTAAAAGGTAGAGAAGCATTTATAGGTGAGTTAGGATTAAACGCCAAAAACCAAAACAAATGTATGGCAGATGGAATTGAGAAAGCAATCAAAAACTTCAAACCAAAGAAAAGATATAACTTATATAAATTAGCATAATGAGTAAACCATTTTTATTATTTAAAGGACCAGTTGCCACAAGAAGTGGTTACGGTGACCACGCAAGGGATTTATTAGAATCATTATTTGAGTTAGATAAATATGAAATAAAAATTGTTCCAACTCGTTGGGGAAACACACCACAAAATCAATTAAATCCTACAACTGATGTTGGTAAAAAAATTATAGAGAATTGTGTTACTCAAATAGAAAAACAACCAGATATCTTTGTACAACTAACTGTTGCAAATGAGTTCGAACCAATCGGTAAGTATAATATTGGAATCACTGCAGGAGTAGAAACTACTATTGCACCAAAAGAATTTATTGATGGATGTAATAGAATGAACTTAGTTATCGTTCCAACTAAATTTACAAAACAAACCTTGTTAGATACAGTTTATGATGAACGAGATAACAGAACACAACAATTAGTTAGACAAATCAAAATAACAACTCCGATAGAAGTTTTACATGAAGGTGTTGATTTGGAAACTTGGCAAGCACCAAAAAAGATTGACAACTTTTTGGAGGGAATTGAAACTGATTTTAACTTCTTGGTGTGTGGACATTGGTTACAAGGTGATATAGGAGAAGATAGAAAAGATATTGGAATGACAATAAAAACATTCTGTACTGTTTTTAAATCTTTACCTAAAGATAAACAACCAGGTCTTATCCTTAAAACATCCACTGCAGGATTCTCTGTAATGGATAGAGAAAATATTACAAAAAAGATTGATTCAATAATTCAAGAGGTTGGTGATAAATGTCCACCTATCTACTTGTTATTTGGTGATTTAAGTGTAAATGAAATGGCAAATCTTTATCACCATCCAAAAGTAAAAGCGATGGTATCCTTTACGAAAGGTGAAGGATATGGTAGACCACTATGTGAATTTACACTTACAGGTAAACCAATAATCGTTTCTAAGTGGAGTGGACATACAGATTTCTTACCAGAAAATTATACTGTTTACATTGATGGGGAATTGAAAAATATACACCCATCAGCAGCAAATCAGTTCTTACTAAAAGAAGCAAAATGGTTTACAGTAAATTATTCAGATGCAGCAAAAAAATTGTTTGATGTGTTTAATAATTATAAATCTCACCTCATTAAAAGTGCAAATCTAAAAATCAATACAAGAAAGTTTTTTTCACTAAAACATATGACAGGTTTGTTTAGTAATATATTAACAAAATACGCAAATATTAAAGTACCTGAAAGAGTAGAGTTGAAATTACCAGAAATCAAAAAACTTTAGTAAATGGATACTCAATTTCTTGCATACAAAAAGATTATTGATAATGAGGAAAGAATAGGTAAAAGTAATATTAGATTAAGAAACCTATACAAAATCTCACAATATAAATACGCAGATGGAAAATCAAGAAATTTAGCAGATGGAAAGGCAGCATATGTTTTTCTTTTTGGTAGAGTGGGTGATGTATTACATGGAGTTAAATTAAATGCAGTAAGACCTACAGATTTCTTAGGATTTTTAAGTAAGTTAAAAGATAAAAGAAAAAGTACTGGTGATGATTATCAACACTTAGATGAACTTTTAAAAACATTTGGTAATATCAAAACCGATGATGGTAGTGGGGTTTACAATATATTAAAAGGTTCACCAAAAGTTTACAATGGAAATTACAGAACTTATAAGTTAAATTCATTAACATATATTTCTGAAGTATTTCTTGAAAAAGATTTCCTAAAAGATTTCTTTGCACCTGGTCAATCTTCACAAGAAAGAAAAGCAGTTATAAAAGAAGAAATAAAAGACGATGATATCGATTAGTTATGGAATAACAGTCTGTAATGAACTTACAGAGATAGCAGTTTTAATAGATACTCTTAAAGATAAGTTAAGAGAAAATGATGAAATCGTGATTCAGTATGATGAGGATTCTGTTACAGAAGCAGTTTCTGAATATCTGAAGATTATGAAAAACATGCACAAGGATTTTATCAAGGTTGTAGGATTTTCACTTAATAAAGATTTTGCATCTTACAAAAACAATTTAAAAAAACATTGTACAAAAGAGTACATATTTCAGATAGATGCAGATGAAATCCCAGCGGAACATTTGATAGATAATATTCATGATATACTATCATCTAACGCAGTTGATTTAATTTATTTACCAAGAGTAAATACTGTTGAGGGATTGACAAAATCTCATATCGATAAATGGAGATGGAATGTTGATGATAAAGGTAGAGTAAATTGGCCAGATTATCAAACAAGAATTTATAAAAATACTGATGATATACTTTGGATGAACAAGGTTCATGAAAGGATTACAGGTTACGATACTTTTTCTAACTTTCCTGCTGATGAAAATTATTGTCTGTATCATCACAAACAAATCAAAAAACAAGAAAAACAAAACGAATTTTACGAAACAATATGAGAAAACAAATTTTATCATTAGTATTTAGTGGGATTATTTTATTTGGTAGTTGTGCATCAGTAAAACCATCGTGGGAATATAAACAACCACCAACAACTCTCTTAGATGCGGTAGGAGTAGATGAAAAAGAAAACAAAATATTGAATAAAAGAATTTGGAAAACATTAGTTTTTTCAACAATTTCATTTATAATTTATAGAACAGTAGAACATAATAATTTAAAATATGGAATCAGGTAAATTTAAACCATTAGGAGATAAAGTATTAATTGCTTATCAAAGTGGTGAAACAAAAACAGAAAGTGGATTAATCTTGACAGATAGTTCACAAAGAGGACAAAAAGTATTTGGAGAAGTATTGGCAGTTGGTACTGGTATATTTTCTCAAACTGGTGAAAGAATACCAATGACAGTGAAAGTTGGAGATACAGTTATGTATGCAAAAGATATGGTAGGAGACCCAATCACACTTGGAGATGAAAAATACTTTTTAATTTCAGAACACCAATTATTAGGAATTCTTAAAAAGTGAAAGTAACCTTTATATACGCATACGAACAAGAGGAGTGGTCAACTCCACTATCTTTAGCCAAAGAGTTTGAATCTCAAGGTTGGGAAGTAGAGTTCGTATCTATAGGTTCTAACAGATTACAAAATTGGAATGATGAAGAGTTAAAAAAATGGATTGATTCTAAACCAAAAACAGATATTGTTTTGTTCATGGATTGGGGTAGATTTACTTCAACCTATTTAGATAAAAATTTAGTAGATGCATTTTGGGTACAAGAGAGTGGAGATGACCCACAAAACTTTGATAGAAACTTTCCTAAATCAGAAAGGTTTCATATAACACTTTCACCAGATTATGATGCAACTGATGAATATAAAAAAAGAGGTATTGATGCTTATTGGTGGACACATTTCGCTGATACAAGAGTTCAATTTCCAATGGATGTAAAACCAGAATATGTTGCAGTAACAACAAGAGGTAAAGGTGGTTCTGAATTTTTAGACCAACTTACTTATCACGCAGGTGGTGCAGTTGGAAATCAAAATGGATTTGGGCCAAAAGAACATACCGAATTCCTTAACAAAGGAAAGATGGTGATTCAACATTCAAGGTGGGGTGAAGTAACTCGTAGAATATTTGAAGGTATGGCATGTGGTAAAATGGTTCTATGTGATAGATTAGATAAATCTAAAAAATTAGATGAGTTATTTGAAGATGGAAAAGATATTGTTTACTACGATGATATAATAGATTGCATTTACAAAATGAATCATTACTCAGGTAATGATGCAGAGAGAGAAAAAATAGCAGTAAATGGATATAATAAGGTGATAGAAAATCACACACAAAAACAAAGAGTTGAATTTATAATAAACAAGTATAAAGAATGGAAATCGGAATAATTGGTTTAGGTGCAGTTGGTTCTGCAATCAAACAAGGGTTTGAATACATCGGACACACAACAAGAGGTCATGATATTCGACACCAGACAAAAATAGAAGATGTGTTATCTTCGGAAATAGTTTACATCTGTGTGGGAACACCACCAGATAAAAATGAACATTGTGATATTAGTGCAGTTATCAATGTTGTAGATAATCTGAATAAATTAGAATACAAGGGAATTGTTGCAGTTAAATCTACAGTTAAACCAGGTACAACAAACGAATTAGTTAAAAACTATCCAAACTTAACTTTAGCCTTTGTACCAGAGTTTTTAAGAGAAAGATGTGCATATGAAGATTTCGTTTACAACAATAATATACTTGTAATTGGTACTGATGACGATGAGGTGTACAACAAAATTGTAGAATCACATGGAGATTTACCAGTTCATAAAGTAAAGGTTTCAATCATAGAGGCAGAGTTAATGAAGTACTTTTCTAATACTTACAAGGCAATGAGAATTACATTTGCAAACTCTTTCTACAAAGTTGCACAACACTTCGGTGCTAACTATGATGTTATAAAAGATACTTTTTTGTATCATGGAGTACAAGAAGGACATTATCTAAATGTTAACAAAACTTATGGAGGATATGGTGGTATGTGTTTGCCAAAAGATACCAAGGCTATGAAATCACTCGTAAATGAAATGGATTTAGATTTGGATATCTTTAAATTTATTGATGAGGAAAATGATAAGTTTGTAAAAAAAGTTCCAAAAGGAATGAGAAAAGAAATATGAAAATATTAGTAACAGGTGCAGCAGGATTTTTAGGTTCACATTTATGTGATAAGTTACTTGAAGAAGGTCATACTGTTTATGGTATTGATAATTTCTTCAGAGGTAAAAAAGAAAACTTACCACAACATCCTAACTTTTTTTTCTATAAAAAAGATTTAACAAAAGAATCTTTTGATAAGAAAGGATTAGATGTTGTAATTCATTATGCTGCAATTAATGGTACTCGATACTTTTATGATATTCCAAATAAAGTAGTAGATGATAATATTAGGATGACACAAAATGTTTTAGATTCGATTGGTAAATCAGTAAAAAAAGTAATCTATGCATCATCATCTGAAATCTATGGCCCAAAACCACAAGTACCAACTGAGGAATCACAACCAATAGAATTACACATTGATGCCGATAGAGATTCTTATGCTTCTTCAAAAGCAATCGGAGAGTTTATGGTAAAAACATGGTGTAAACAAAACAAAAAAAGTTTTGTAATTGTTAGACCATTTAATACTTATGGAACTCGAATGGCAACAAATGGATATGGACAGGTTATACCAGAACTGATAGAAAGAGCTAATGATGATGAATTCTTTATTTATGGTGATGGTTCTCAAACCCGTTCATTCTGTCATGTAAAAGACCATGTAGATATTATTTATAAGTTAATTCAAAATTGTGATGACGAGGTTTTAAATGTTGGATTTGATGAAGAAATTACAATTCGTGATTTAGCAGTTAATATACTTGCAGAGTTTGGAAACACATCTAAAGTTATTAACACTAAACCTGCATGGGCGAATGATACTAAATGGAGAAAACCCTCATTAGAAAAACTAAGAAATTACATCGGTGAACACAACTACATTAAACTTGAAGATGGATTAAAAACTTTAAAAGATGCAAGAAACTAATTTTATAATATCGTTAACAACTTTACCTCCAAGATTTAAACATTTAAAAATGGTTCTTGATTCATTATGTGAGCAAGCATATGATAACTATGAAGTGCATCTGAATGTGCCTAAAGAAACAAAATTCGATGGAGAGTATAAAGAAGATTTATCTAAGTATGATTATGGTGATAGGTTAAAAATATTTTATGTTGAGGATGTAGGTGCAGTAACAAAACTCTACTACACACTAAAAAGAACAAAAAATG